TTTCATTTACCAGTCTGACAGCATCACGCTCAGCCTGATTCTTTTTCATCACTTCTTGGACTGCGCCAATTAATGGATCGTTTTTGTTAAGCATTTTAGTTGTCCTCTATGGAGTTTATCTATATTTATCTAAATCTTATTCTTCGCAGTTCCAACGTCTAAGCGACATAGCTTTACGTGTTGGTCTGCCCTTTTCGTCTTTCATTGGGCCTTTCATGCCGCCCATTCTAGCACAGAATGACTTGCGGCGCTTGGCTGCTTTTGAGCCTGGCTTCAACTTTGATGGTGGCGTTGTAACCGCTGTCTTAACACCAAAGTGCTTTGCGCCTTTTCTTGTTAGTCCAGCACCACTCTCGGTTGATCTGTATAGACCTTTTGAGTCTGCGCCGCGCTCATTTAACTGTTCTTCACTCTTACGCTGTGTTGGAATAGGACTCATGTTATTGACTCCACCTTCCATTCCTTCACGAAGTTTCTTTACTGATTTCTTTTCTTCGCTGTGTTCACATCCGCAACCTGCATTCTCTAGTTTTAATGCTGTCTCTACCAACTTTTCTTCCCACAACTCGCCATATTTTTCCATATACTTTTGCTGAGTTGATTCCTTTGACATCCACTTCTGAATGCTCTCGGATAGTCCTACAGAATATGCTGAACCGTAACCGAATCCGTATGGAGTACCAGCACGAGGAACACCAATCGTTGGGCCGATACCATCAGCACCGAAAGCGTAACCGCCCTGTACAGATGCTTCCATTGCTTCTTGCTTCATGTTCTTTAGATTTTCAATAGCTTCTTTTGCTCTTACATCACCTTGCTCTAAATCTTTACCTGTAGAGGTCTTTACAGCCTTTACCATTTTTTGCCAAGGAGATTTTCTGTTTGCTTCTGCAACAAACTGCTCAAATGCTTCGTTTGTTGGTACACAGTTAGGTACCATACGATTACCCTTTTTCTTCATGCCCTTTTGTTCATAACCATCCCAGCATGTACCCTTTTCTTCATTAACAGAGGTCCAACCACCACCTTTTGACTTGTACCACTTTGCTGCCCAACCATTAGCGTATGCAGATGGATACACATCAAACTTTTTTCTGGCCATAGACTTTGCTCTTGACCATAGTTCTGGATTTGTTGGCTTATTTTTTTCCATTAAAACTTGTTCTGACATTCTATCACGATTAATCTTGTCAATTGCTTTTTGAACTGACTCTGTTTTGACCATAATAGGTTTATTGCCTTTACCTGATCTATCTGCCACGGGATCCTCTCTTCTCTTTCTTCTTGCTGATGCAGCGCGTTCTTTTTTACTCATCGAATATGCTCTAGATGCCGGCATACATTTTGGTTTGCCTTCACCTGGTTCTCTAGCACAATCGCCTTTAATGTTACCTTTTGTATCAACTCTTTTCCAGTTACCCTCTGGATGTGTTTTACTAAACCAATTTCTTAAATCTTCACTCAACTGAACCTTAACTAACTTGCCGCCTTGACTGTGATATAATACTTTGTTTACACCATTAACTTTACGACCAAATCTACCAAAACCATAATATGACAAACCAAGTCTTCTGGCCTGATTCATCAAATCATTATCTGGCTTGTGAATAACACTTGGCATTTCGACATTCTGTCTAATCTGAGTAAGTGTCTTATATCTCTTTGGCTCTTGATATCCTGTGATACCACGATTTCTTGCTTCGCGTTCAATCCATTTTGCTGCTGCTGGATTTTGATTTTCAGAGCGAACAAACTGTTGAGCCATACGACGAATACGATTGAAATTGGCCTGAATCTTTTCTTTTTCTTCTGGTCCAACTTTGCGAACATCTGCTGTGTTATCGATGACAGCAAATTTTTCATTACCAAAAATCTTTTGTAGTTCGCCAATATTCTTTTGTGCTAAGTCCCATTTCTGCTGACGAATGTTTGGAGAATTATCTGGCACACCTTGCTTATCTGTGCCATCTGGAACTTTACGCTTGCCCATCTTACCGCGTTCAACGTTACGCTCACGCGATACTTCATTGGAAGTGTTTACGAATACCATCATGGTTTCGTAGCCGTCTGCTTCCAAATTTTGTTTGATTGTCTTGATTTTTTCTAGATCATCTGCTGTGCCGTTGATGATGAGTCCAAGACGACCCGCAAGGGCTAGACGCTCTTGTTCTTTTGTAATGTTCTTCGCGCGGCCGCGCACGATGTCGCGCTCAACTCTTTCTTCATCTGGCATCTCAAGATCAAGACCGTTCTTTTGCATGAGATATTCAAATGCAACGTCAGAGTTGATTTCTCTCAATCCCTCACCAGCAAGAGTGGAATTCATTACATAGTCTTTACCAGAACCTGGACCACCAGCCAGAAAGATAGCCTTGAGTTTGCCTGGATCGTTTATGCCTTCGTTTAGATTTTCTCTAAGCGACTTAAAACTTTTTGTTGCTTTCTTTTGATATTCACTTGATCCTTTTTTGTCTAGCCAATATCTGTCAATACCATCGTCATACCAAAGACCAGACGTTTGATTTGTTATAACGTATTGTGACACACCAGTCGGTGATACTTCACCTGTCACATTACCTAGACCGCGAATACCGCCACCAATTGCTGCGGTATTTGTTTCAACAACATAAGACTTGCCGAACATGTCTGGATTGGCCTTAGCAAACCAACGCATAATCTTACCTGCTTCTGAGTTTGCTTCGTTCTCAATATCAGAACCAGTTGCGCCTTCTTTCTCTATATCTTTACCTAAACGACCATCTTCGTTCTGTTTGTGATGCACAAGTTCATGGGCAACAGAACGGAATATGTCCATCGGATGTCTGTTCAACGTAGAAATTGATAGTTCATTTGATGCAGGATTATATGCAGCGAATGAATTGTATGAATCATCATCTGTCTTGTATCTAACAGTCGGCATAGATTTTAGACCAAGCTTATCGGATGCAAATGACACAAATGAATCCAGCATAGGTGCTAATTCTTTACGTGTAATTTCTTCTTTTAATTGCTTTAATGTTTTTGGTTTTGGAAGTTTAGCTGACAGAAGCTTGTGTACAGAAGCATCGTATTTGCCAAACAAATCTTTGACAAACTCTTTCTGCTTCGCGTTGTCTAATGATACAAACTGCTTACGAAGTTCAGAAGCAGATGTGGCTGGCTTGCCTAGAACATCGAATGTGAATGTAGGAGTGACGATAACATAACCCTTAGGCATAGATGCATCACCAAAAGGCTGCAACTTCTTTTCATTGCCAGCATATGGTTGAAGATAACTTGGATTACCAGATTTGGTTGGCTTGAATGAAAAACGTGGATCTTCTTCCATGTCTTTTTGCGACACAGCAAAGACTAAAACCGTCGTCTTCGGGTCGTAGTCTTTTAGTATTTCTCTGGCGATGTAGGGATTGGTAACTTGCTTGATACTGTTAGATGGGACACCAGCCAGTGTCATCATCTTGACTTTTTCTTTGAAATTAAACGGACTTTTGGGTAGTTCTACTTTATCAGATGTGGCAATGACTGCATCGCCGAACTTTGACTTGAGCCATTTATAGACCTGTGCATGGCCTTTATGGAAGGGTTGAAAACGCCCTGGATATACTACTAAAACTTTCATTATTCCCTCTATAGGAACATTAACTTACAGAGGTATTTAGTGTTTTATTGTTCTGACTCCATGGCCTTGTGCCAATACTTTTTCAGTATGTCCTGACATTCCTTCTCAGAATATGATTCAGGAACAGGTTTGCCTTTCAATTTTTGCCATATAGCGTTGGCTATTTCTCTTTCCCATGTCATATCTCATATTTCTTTCTTTTGAGGGTTTCACGCACAACTGAAGTGATTTCTTCAGCGATGGTCTTGACTTTAGCATTTGGAGTATATTTGGACACTCTACCATCTTTTACCAGATAACCCACTGCTTCCACGTTCGGATAAAGAGTTGCAACTTTGAATAGCATATCTAAGTTCTTTTCGTGATCATCCCACATGCGAACACGGTCAAACTTACCAGTCTTTAGATATCTCTTGAGAATGACACCTTTGTTGATGTGGGCAGGTCCAGACTTTGAGACATTACCTGCACGTTCTACATAGACTTTATCAATCGGAAATCCATGGTCACGAAACGTCTGTAGAAACTCCTTATGGTCATCAAAATCTGACCGAGCAGTAAGAATAATCGAATGGGAATTTTCTGTCTGTCTTGCGACGATGTTTTTTGCATTATTCAGAACCGAACGGATAGGCTTGAATGTATCACGAAAGATTTTGCCTGATCTGAACTGAGCAAAGTCAAACTTTTCGCCTGGCCCCAACTTATAAGAATTGAACTCGCCAGGTTCCAGTATCTTTACTGTCTTACCGTCCTTGACAATACCAACTCTGGCCGATGTTCGACCAAGAGTGTCATCGATATCCCACACATTCAATGTACGGATTTCTTTATTCATTTTGACCAGTTCTTAGTAGCATTGAAGTTAGCTTGTGAAAATTCCAATCTATCAATCAACTTGACAGCCTTGCCTACATGATCAATAGCAACAAAACCTTCTGGTGCTGTAACTTGTAATCCAGTTGAATCGATTCTAAGATATGTACCTAAAGAATCGCGGACTGTCTGGAGTTTCTTGACAATCATGTTCTTTGCTTTTGTTAGCAAGTTTTGTAAATCAAATATCTTCTTCAATTCATTCTTGTTGCTTGTATAGAAACGCATCACGATATTCTTTTCTTGCTGTCTCTTGGTCTTTGTATCAGCCTTCTTTGCATCGGTAATGTTCTTGTTCAACTTTCTTTCGATCTCAAGAATGAGTCCTTGAACGTGAGCGGCAGTATTAGTAATCTCTTGACCTTCACGAACTTTGGAATTATTCCATGCTTTGATTTGAGTTTTATATCCTTCGTTCGTAGCAATCTCATTTAGTGTTCTTGCTGAGATTGTTCTGAACAATGTGCCTGCTTGTGATAGAAGACCATTTAGTTCAGCCGTTTCTGATGCAGTAAATGTGGCTGTACCAGATGCATCAACAAAAGATGCATCGCGGAACCAGACGTTCTTTGACTGTCTAAGATTTCCAATGTCAGCACCAAACGATGCCTTCATATTTTCCATACTATCTCCAGAATAAGTCGTATGCCATACTATGCCTATTTTAGCAGATTTTATCTGTTTTGCAAGTGAAGAATCTGCTGGTACAGTATATACGATTGTGTTCGGCTGAAAAGTGATATAATCTTTTCCATCAATCTTTTCTGACTTCAAGTCTTCTTTGGTAAACATCATATCGCCTTGAAGCACACCATCGATGCCAAGTTCAGGAAGATATTGTAGAGCAGTCTTTAACTTTTTGTTTAGACCACTACCAGAATAATTGTTGTCAACGTCATCGTTCGTATAGTTCAACTTTGCATTCTTTGCAAACACGCCTTTCGTGCCCACAAAGAACTTGCCGTTCTCAGGATTAATACCAGCAAATATGGCTGGTGCACCATCCCACTTTGTTGTGAGATTTAGAGTTTTACCAGAAGCATGACCAGAAAGCATATCACGAAGAGACTGTAAAAAGGATATCGCACCTCTTGTGCCAGAAACTCCTCCATTGAGTACCTCGTCCTCTAGGTGTTCTAAGTGAAGATTTTTGCCTTCTTTGGATTCTATTAGATAGTCTTGATATGCCAACATTATACCTGTATACCCATTCTATCGGAAGCCCTTGTGTATCCATTTTTTGATCTAAGATAAACAACACTTCCACTTTTTGATTTTCTAATATCATCAGAAACAATAACTGACCAATCGCCAACACCTGACACATCTATTCCAAACTTAACATAGAATACCTGATTTTCTATTGCATCGGCAAACAACTCAGTCATATCAAAAGTTTGATCTTTTGTTTGTTTCTGTAACATCTTTTCGCATTCATACATTATCTCATTTATTGTAGGTTCTTTTTTTGTTTTAAGATATTCATTCTTTGATATAAATTTAGCAAATCCTTTTTTGTCGTAATTTTTTCCTGATATACTTGAAATCGCTTCTGGAGAAATAAGATCAGGATAAATTTCTGATATTGCTTTAATTGGACCAAGTATGATTGATTCCTGAGCAAGTATTTGCAATATTCTAAACTCTTTTGTTTTTGACCACTTCTTTAGTTTTTTTGGATCTTTTGATAGTAGTGATATAATGTCTGGCGGTTTAACAACATTGGTTGTTGTTCCACTTTTAGCAGATATTGTATACTGAGTATCGCCACTAAAAATAGCATAGTCCATCAGTGGTTCATTTGGCCTAGCAGGAACATATATTCTTGCCGCTCCTTTATTCAATATGATTTTATTTTTGCGAAACAGTTCTTGTTCCAAAATTGCAACTGGACCAAGAACCTCACCAAAGTCTTTGTTGATATCATTTAAAGGTACGGAGTCTTTAACACCTTGAAAAATCTTCATTAGCTTTTGTTTTGTGGTAGATCCACCAGAATGATAATCAAAAAGTGCTGAAAGATAGGTGCGAGTTTCTGCCGATAAATCTTTTCTGGATTCAATAAAATTCATAACCGTTCTTTTATATGAAGAAAATGGATACTTTTGTTCACCAACACCAAACGCTTGTGGCTTTAATGATGCTGCTCCAGATGCCTTAACTCCAGGTTTTGCAATGTTATCAAAAGGTACACGACCAATAATTTTCTTTCGATTTGCGACATATTCGATAGTGGCTTTAGACTCAAATTTTTTTGACGCAAGATAAGTTATCTTGGTTCCAGCTGATATGTCTGCTATTTTCTGATTGACTTTCTCGTTATCATAGACAGAAGAATTTATCTTCATTATGGTCTGAATATCTCCTTTACCCTGGAAATACTTTGTCCATGCAGCTTGACCCGATGATGCCATTTTAGAACCTTTTCAATATTCTTTCCAATTATTTATCTTCTTTTTCCTCAAACTCTTTCCACTTGTCCAATGGGCAGGAAACAAAGGGTAGCAAAGTCTTGTAGTCCATAAAGCATCCACATTCAGAGCATTGTGAGTTTTTAGGATTGAATTTATCGCATCCTCTGCAAACAGAAAGTCTTTCTTCTGAGATTTTAAATCTGTTTTTAAAAAAGTTCTTCATAACAAGTCTCCTAAAATTGATTATATATAACTATGTATATCATCATGGAGTACATAATGTCTAATAAAATCTTTGTGCAAATTGCTGCCTATCGTGATCCAGAACTTCTTCCAACAATCCGCGATTGTATTAAACGGGCTGATAATCCAGAAGACCTTGTATTTGCTATTGCCTGGCAAAGGTCTAAGGATGATGCTTGGGACACTCTGGAAGAGTATGTAAATGATCCTCGATTCAAGATCCTCGACATTGACCACAAAGATGCAAAAGGAACATGTTGGGCCAGACACGCATTAAATGAGTTGTACGACGGCGAAAAATATACGCTGCAATTGGACAGTCACCACAGATTTGTTCGTGGATGGGATACCAAGTGTAAGAAGATGTTGGACGATTTGATTACTGCGGGTTATTCTAAACCTTTACTTACTGCATACGTTGCATCTTACAATCCAGAAAATGATCCAGGCGATAGAGTAAAAGAAGTTTGGAGACTCACTTTTGATAGATTTACTCCAGAAGGAGTAATATTCATGATACCAGCGATGGTAGAAGATATTGAAGTCTATAAGTTACCTATTCCTACCAGATTCTTCTCTGCTCATTTTATGTTTGCTTTTGGACAATTTATCAAAGATGTCCCATATGATCCAAATCTTTATTTTCATGGCGAAGAGATTACAATGGCCGTTCGTGCATATACAGCAGGATACGATTTGTTTTGTCCTAATGAACTAGTTTGTTGGCATGAATATACAAGAAAAGGTCGCGTTCGTCACTGGGACGAAAAAAATGATTGGGAAAAAAGAAACGATATATCATTAAAGAGATCGAAGCAACTTCTTGGTGTTGACGGCGACAAAGCAGACTATGATTTTGGCGTATACGGATTCGGAACAGTTCGCACAAAAGAAGAATATGAAGACTATGCAGGAATAAGATTCGAAGACCGAGCGGTTCAGCAATATACTTTGGAACATTATGATCCACCAAATCCTATCTACAGAAATGAGATTGCCAGAAAGAAGTCATATAAAAACATCTTTAGACATTGTATTGACCTTTGGAAAGAAGCTTTGCCAAAACTGCCAGAAAACGATTATGATTTTTGGGTCGTTGCTTTTAAAGATGAAAAAGGTGAAGATATGTTTAGACAAGATGCAGATAGAACAGAAGTCTTACAAATTATGAATAATCCAGAAACTCTTGATGGCGACTTTTACAATATCTGGAGACAGTTTGACACAAAAAAGAGACCACACACATGGATTGTATGGCCTCATAGTGTGAGTAAAGGATGGTGTGATCCCATAGAAAATACCATTCCTGATATTTAAGACTTCATACCAGCAGTAGCACGAAGCATCCAACCGTGCTTCTTGTGAATGTCCATACGGTCTTGCAGAAAGTTGGCCAAACCTAGTTCGCCTTCTTTATCTGCAAGATCGTATGCTTGTTTGAGTGCATCAAGGATGATGTTATTATCATTGATTAGAATCTGAAACATTCTTTCTGCTGTCGGAATGGTATCAGATTCCTCAATTCTAGTAAGTTCCTTGATTCTGTCTAATGAACTGGGAGCGAAAGAGTTCACAGCACGAATCTGTTCCGCAATAGGATCCACTGCACCATGCAATTCTTCGTATAGATTGCCAAAGAAAGCATGATACTCAGAAAAATTTGGACCGATTACGTTCCAGTGAAAAGAGTGTGTCTTTAGATACATAGTGAATGTATCGGCCAGAACAATCTTTAATGCGTTATGAAGTTCTTCCATTTTAGTCTCCCATAAGTGATACGATTATTTATTAACCTACCACCTTAATCTCCACTTTACAAACGCCATGACAACCTATTGCGCGGGCTGCGGCTCTTGATAAATCAATCGTACGGCCCTTAATAAACGGACCGCGGTCATTGATTCTAACGATAACAGACTTACCTTTATATGTGACACGAACTTTTGTGCCGAACGGTAATGTTCTGTGTGCTGCTGTCAGCGCATTGGGATTAAACTTCTCGCCATTGGCGGTTCTTTTACTCTTACTGCACTGTCCAGGTGTTGCACAGTCATACCATGAAGCAATATTTGCTTCGACCGGACTGATGAATAACATCAATCCAGCCAATAAAGTTACTAATGATTTCATATATGGTTCCTTATCCTATTTTGAACGTGATCTTGGAATTATCCTTAATCACGAAAGGCTTGAGTGCCTCCTTTTCTAAGACAACCATACTGTTATAGTACGAAACGGAATATAGATTGTGAAATGTCTTTAGCACAGTTTCATCAATCTTGTTTTGAAAATGCTGTTGATTCACAACGTCAGTTATAGTCTGTGAGTAAGAAAGAAAAGACGAATCTTTTCTAAACTCTCCACCCCATTTCGGCCAGTAACTCGTATGTGTGTCTTCGCAAATATAAACTCCGCCCTCCCGTAAATGCGGAAATGTTTGTTGAAGTGTAATGATTTGATGGTGCATGACATGGCTACCATCATCAATGATGATATCAAAGTCGTTGTGTTCTGACATTAAACTTTCCCAGAACTCAATCGAACCTTGATCTCCCATAACAACAGTCGCATCACCATCATATTTGTATTGTAGACATTTTGGATTAATATCTACACCTATGACTTTAGTTCCTTCTCCGAAGTATTTCAGCCATAATTCTATTGAACCACCATCTAATACGCCAATTTCCAAAATCTTTGGCGCTTTGCCTACAAACTTGCCAAGATGCTTTTCGTATACATCAAAGTATCCAGACCATTTTGTAGATGGCTTTTCGGTTTCATCAAAAAGTTTTTCAATCGTATTCATTATTTAGTCCCTCGCAATATACAAATGGGAAATATCTTAGAAACATGTCCTTGTTATCAGGTCTGAGTGTTTTAATCTTCTTGTGTATTTCATCATAGAAATTCCATGCAAGAGGAACAAATGCAACGTCTTGATTTTCATTCTGTAAGACTTCTGAACCATATACAGGAATGTGCATACCTGGCGTATAGAGTCCCTGCTTCATAGGATTATCATCAACGATATAGTCGAGTTCAATCTTAGAAGCATTTAGCAGAGTATTACCTTTTGCTGGTGCGCCATAGCCAATAACCTTCATTGTCTTACGAAGGGCCTCGATATGAGAAGCAAACTCACTAATGACTTCTTTGCTGTTCTCGACATACTCTCTGTAGACATGTTCATCATACAGACCTTTAAGTTTTTCTTCTTCCATAAGAAGTTGAATGTAAGAAGGTCTTGCTTTAGTTTTTGAGATGATAAAGATATAACTTGTGCCATGAATTGGATGTCTTACAACATCAATCAAGTTCAACCTTGCTCTCTTACACAACTCATTCATTGAACGAATGTTATAGAAAGAAAGATGCTCATGATATATTGTGTCAAACTCCATGTTCATAATCATATCGGCCTGAGAAACTGTGATGTAGATATAACCATCACGCGATACAACTTTTCCCATATTCTCTAGAAACTCTAGTTGATTATAGTTATGAGCAAATGCATTCTGACAAATTACGATATCAAATAGATAGTCGCCATGTTTCTTTACGTACTCTTCATCAAAGTATCCACAATGAACATGATGATTGCGCGAACTAATTACGTGAAGATTGGTTGCGGGATCAACACCGTGAGTAATAATCTTGGTTTTATTATCACCAAATCTTATAAATGCGTCTAATTGTGAACCATCATTGCATCCAATGTCAAGAACAGAGGCAAATATATCTTTTCTATCTCTGTTTTCCATAACAAACTTAGCGAACCAATCAAAGTAATCTAACTGAGTCTTAGCCGTACCAGACACATACAGATAGTTCTTGAACAGCAAGTCAGGATTGACCTTGTGTGTCAACTGTACATGATAGCAATATGAGCAATAGTTTGTTGCAAGAGGGAACTTGTCTTCTGAATCTGTTGGACTCTTTAGAAAAGAATTAGCAAGTGGTTGAACACCCAAGTCGAGTAAAGGTTCTAGATGTGTGCCACCACAAGCAATACACTCTTTGATTTCTACGCAGTTTTCCATCTTACATTCCTAACCATTTGGTGTTATTTACATACCAATCAGATACCTCTTTAATTCTATCACTAAGAGCCACGCGAGGTTCCCAGCCGAGAGAACGCATAAGATCACCGGATAAAGCATAACGTAAGTCATGCCCTGGTCTGGATGTATGGAAGTCAACCATTTCATATTTTAGTTCCTTACCTTGAGCAGATGCAATCATCTTAGCTAGAGATAGATTGTCTACTTCTTCTTTGCCAACGATATTAAACTTGCGACACTTTGCTAGACCATAATCAGGTTCAAGTTGAGGATTGTTCTGCAAAAGAAACAGCAGAGCATCAGCCACATCACGCGCATGTACGTAGAAGCGCGAACCTGCCTTAGTCTTTGTTGCATCAGCATGGATTGTTACAGTCTCATCATGCAAGACCTTCTTGATGCAAAGTGGAATAAACTTTTCTGGTGTCTGACGTTCACCAAACACATTCATTGTGTGAGTGACCATCATAGGCATCTTGTATGTGTTTTCATAGGCGACACACAGTTCTTCTGCACCAGCCTTCGATGCTGAATATGGATTGGTCGAGTTATAGCGATCACGTTCCTTGTAGGCAACACCAGGAGGTGCAACACCAAAGATTTCATCGGTGCTGAAATACAGGAACATTTCTAGATGATCTAACTTGCGGGCATATTCAAGCAAGTTAGCCGTACCCATAATGTTGTCTGTGATGAACTCAAGAGGATGTGTGATAGACCTATCCACATGTGATGCTGCGGCCAAGTGTAGAATGATATCTACCTTGCCAATAAAGTTTTGCACAAGAGGATTCAGTTCAGCCTTCAAATCATGAAAGACTGTCCTAACTCGCTTTTGTGTTTCGTAGGGATATGGTTCAATGACTTCATGTAGACGATTAAGATTTCCAGAATAGTCAAGACGATCTAGTGTAATGATATTCCAATCTGTCTTTTGCAGAAACAAGTCCACAACATGATGTGCAATAAAGCCTGCACCGCCTGTAATCAATACCGTTTTACTCATCAACATATGCTCCACTCGGTGCTATGTTACCACATACACCAATTTTGTCAAGTTCAATCGTCTTATATGTATGCAAGTTTTTATAGTAAGAATGCTCAACGTCTATATCAAATGTAACACATTCTGTCAAAATTTGAGGAAGTTTTTCTTGAAATATATCTAGAAGATTGTAATCCATATGCCAAAATCTAAGAAGATATAGTCTTCTGACACCAGAAAAATATTTCTTTTGATCTGTCATCCAAGAGTTGTGAGAATTGGCAAAAACAAAAGAATCCTTAAATCTCTCATTATCTTTGATAAAGTTTTCGTTTATCCTATATCGACCAGAAATCTTATAGATGCGTTCGGACTGAAACTCTTGCTTCTTAAACCAATTAAGAAAATATATGAAGCTTATACACTCTGCAATACTTCTCTGTCCTAGATTAGAAAATTTCTTAACATCAGGCTCATCACCCATATAAAGAAATATTGCGTCTCTATTGTTAAGTTCCTGAATATATTCTATGTTAGGACGATCTGGAGAAGAATCAAAAATAAAAACACGATTGTTTGGACAGTATTTATTAATAGAGTCAAGAGTTTCAATAGTCTGATTGAAACGCTCTTCTTCATTATATACCGAAAGTTGATTGACTTTCAGCGCATGATTAACAAAAAATATTCCATCATATATCATAGTTTTCTCACATAAAATGGTGCCCCCACAGGGAATTGAACCCCGAATTGATGATTACAAGTCAACTGTTATACCGTTTAACTATAAGGGCATATTGTATATATAACTGTATTATAGCAGATACCGAAACTAAGTCAAGCACAAAAAGGATTTCTTTATGGGTACTTTGAAAAAGTTCAATGACAAATGTGAAAACTTAACATTGTTGCACAAGCAATTTTCCTTTACAACGATGATTGAGACCGGCTGTTTCAAAGGTGACAGCATAGAGTATGCATCACGTTTTAAGTTTTTGAAATCTATATATTCCTGTGATATTGAACCGACATATGTTGAACATTGTCTGAATCGTTTTGGTTCCGACAGCCGTATATCAATACAGCAGCAAGATTCCCATGAGTTTTTGGAAACTATTCTTCCCAAGCTTTTCCAAGAGAACAGCATACTATTCTGGCTAGATGCACACTTTCATAAGCTAGCCGCTTTTCCTGAGTATAATGATACTGACTATCCTCTTGTCAAGGAACTTGAAATTATTCAAAGACACAGATCGACAAACAATGATGTGATAGTCATCGATGATGTTTACACATATGTTGATCGACCAAAAAACTTCAAAGTGCCGTTTAAAATTCCTACGGTTGGACTCAACTTTCTAAATGAGTATGGATATACTTATCGTTTATATCAGACGGACAAAGGTTATCTAATGCTTAATAACACTAGAACAACTTTTGACCGTGCTTGACTTGATGTACCGCACGTTTAACATTGAAAGTTTTTTCGTGAATTTCTGTATATCCAACAGGCATATATAAAACGTTTAACAGGCATCTGGTTGTTTTTAAGGAACTGCCAATCTCATGAAAATGGTTAGGTTTGTTTGCGAACACGAAAGCACAGTTCTTTTTCCAATCAACCTCTTTTACAAATCTTAGATTTTCATCATACAATAGTGTACCTGATCCTGTTTCAGAAATTGGAATTAGACATGAAAACTGTTTTGCAAAACTGTCATTATGAATGCCTGTGCCTACAAAATTTTTGTCTTCACAATCTTTGTAACAAACATATTGAAACAATACACGTACCGTTTTTCTAGGAACTTCTTTAATCTCTAACTTTTCACAGAACAGAGGATAAAGATTGATAAAGTAATTTGTAAATTCTTGATCGTGTTTATGATCAAGAACCATCGATCTATGTTTAGGTGTTTCAAAATCTAAGATTCTATACGCAGTCTTTTCCACTACATCAAACATTGCCTCAGACAAAAAGTTAGGTAACATAAAATACGTCCATGGATCAGTATATCTTTGAAATTCCATTATACTACCTATAAAATTGGTGCGGATAGAGGGACTTGAACCCCCACGCCGAAGCACTAGTTCCTAAGACTAGCGTGTCTGCCATTTCACCATATCCGCGTAGCCGATGAGAGGGTCGAACTCCCGACATTCTGCGTGTAAAGCAGCTACTCTACCACTGAGTTAATCGGCTATGAAGACTAGCCCGTACACCTTAGTGCAGAGGAGCTAGCCATATTTTTACATTCCTGATGTAAGAGCGGTGATTGAGTCGTGAACCCAAAGCCACCAAGCCGCTGCGGCTGCAACGATAGCAGCAGCACCCTTCTTAACATCCCAGCCGTTCTGCCATAGATTCCAAAGAACCCAAAGAACTGCTGCAACTAAAACTAAAACTACGATTGTGTTTAGCATGTTATTACCTCATTAGGCCGTGATTGGCCTATCATTATTTAGAAAATGGAGCGGGCAATGGGGATCGAACCCATGACCTTCTGCTTGGCAAGCAGACGCACTACCCCTGTGCTATACCCGCGATTGGTGCGTCTTCCAAGTTTCGAACTGGGTTGTTCGGCTTATGAGACCGATGAGATTGCCAACACCTCCCAAGACGCATTAATGGTGCTGCCTCTCTGAATCGAACAGAGTCCCCACGCTCTTCAGGCGTATGTACGCACCAGCTATACCAAGGCAGCTAGAATTTTTCTTGTTTCTTCCCAATTTTTTACATTATACACTACATCGGCCACTTTTGCAAGAGGATAATCGTTTCCACCTTTCTCGCACTTGTCGCCAAAGAATACCAGTTTATTCTCTATCCAATCTTTAACTTGCGACTTATCTTTTCCTTTTGAATAGATATCAAGTCCAGTCTCGCCAGCAATAGTACAATCTAGTTCAGGAAATAGTTTTCTGATACGTTCCGCAATTTGCACTCGTTCATTTGTTGCATTGTCCCATTCGACATACAACGCTCTTTGTGCTTTGTCTGCATTACGACCAACGACTGAGAAATTGACCATTCCTGTTCTCATCTCAGAATGTTTGCCAGTACGAATGTTAAAGCCACTCTTGCGCTTTTCATATTCCAAAGTCATGAACAAGATACCGCCCGCTTTCCAAGTGGACTGATATCTAACTTTGTCTTTTGAACGAACTTCATTGCCACAGCAATTGAATATAAACGAACACGAATCAATGACTTCTTGACCTACTTGTTCTAATGTTTTTGGATAATCTGAGCCTGTAACAAGACACACATCATGCTTATTCGCAAACTTAACAAATTCTTTACGAAATTGTTCTTCCATTACTGAACGACTAGGAGTCAGTGTGCCGTCAACATCAAAACAATAGGTAGTTTTTTCCATTTCAACCTTTCAACAATTGAGGTGCTGATTCGTTCAACTGCTTATTTTCGTATTCTTTCTTCTTAGCATCATATTGTTCATTTGTCAAGTTATGCCAACCGCAACACTTGCCATCTGGACTACGTCCACAACCACAATCTTTACTCATATATCTCTCCGAATTTTAAGTTTTGATATTGTTTTATGTTTCTGAATCTACTATTCAGAAACGACTCTCTAATTTCTAGAAACTTTTTTGGTCGATTAGCCACATCTAACATTGATGCGTCCCATTCGCAAACAGGAAAGGAATCTACCAACTTATGTATAAGCAATTCGTGTCTATACTCTGAATACTCATTCATATCGCACTTGAACCAATGAAACTCGGCATACAGTTTGCTTATATTTTTGTCTTGTTTTTTCAAGATTAGATCGTCAAGAATTGCGTATTCTGCTCCTTCAACGTCCAACTTTAATATGATTTTATTATAAGTTTTTGACAAAGTTTCTATAAAGTTGCTCAATCTTATACAAGACACTTCAATTCTTCTACACAAATTATTTGATGTGGATTTTATTCCTTTACTTGGAATTAAAGTGCTTCCAACTCTATTAATGTCATCTAATATAAATTTGCATTTTTCATTTTTGTCAAATGCCGCTGCTTTGATCAAAGTTGTAGGAACTACGTGATAATATTTCCATAAATCTGGGTTAGGCTCAAAAGTAACACAATCAAATTCAGGATTGATTGTTATGAACTTTATTGCTGAACAACCATCAAATCCTCCACAATCGACAAATATTCCTTTTTCGGTTTCTTTCAACGACTCTCTATATATTTTAGATATTTTATCAAAGTATACTTCATTATAAACGTCGAACATCTAACTTCCTAATAATGGCGGACAGAGTGGGATTTGAACCCACGATACCTTATTAGGGTATGCCTCGTTAGCAGTGAGGTGCCTTCGGCCGCTCGGCCATCTGTCCTAATTCTGTATAATAATCGTCGTGTTTTCCTTACCGTACTCACTGACAATTCTATATAGCCACTTTGCATTCTGCGGGTGCAGACGGATGCAGCCGTGAGATGCTGGGCGCCCCAAGTTGTTTACTGCATCCGTTGCATGTATTGCATATCCGCCGTGAAAGAAGATAGAGTTTGGCATTGGCGCATTATCATACTTGCGAGAATAGTGCATCTTGACCATATGATACGGCTGAAACACGCCGCGAGGAGTATTATATCCCTTTCGCCCAGTAGAAACATTCCACTCATAATAGTCCGTTGGTGTTTCTACCAGCATGATTTGATCCGAGACATCGACCGTGATGATTACATCTTCGGCTTTAGCAACTCCAGTCATTGCAACCAGAGCCGTCATCATAACGAAAAACTTTTTCATGCTATCTTATCTTCCTTAGGCAAATGTTGAATTGCGTCCTTGTAACGGTCAGCACAGTAAGATGCTGCCCATGCGTTTGGCTTTACAAGCGGAATCACATTACACATTCCACGAATATAACCTACAGCCTCATTTATAACACAAGATGAGCCGTGTTTCAAGTCAGGATTTATGTCTAAGTGAATTTCAACTCCACGTTCACCAATTGCTTCCTCTAAGTCAAGATACAACTGTGCTGTCTTCATCACTTCATTCATGAGGCGCATACGTGGCTTGTCCTTCTGCTGGTCATAGTCACGTTCACGAACAACGGAACCAAATACGCGACAACCATTCTTTCCATTCTTATGCACAACTACCACGTTGATGTAGTCAGCATACCAAATTCCATCTACCTGGAAACGTTCTGAGTCGCCACCAAGATATATCTTTGTTTCTGGAGTTTGTGCTTGAATGAATGCGCGAACTTCTTCCATGTTCATGTTTTTGCGTATCATGATTTATTTCCTTTGTTAATCTGGCGGATAGAGTAGGATTCGAACCCACGAAACATTGCTGTTCTCCAGTTTTCAAGACTGGCGCCTTCAACCGCTCGGCCATCTATCCAAAATTCGATGCGATTTCTTATAGTGGTTACGCCCTCCACTTTTAGTATATAGTTGGCGCACTCGGATGGACTCAAACCACCAACCTCCGGTTTCGTAGACCGGCATTCTATTCAGTTGAACTACGAGTGCTTATCTAAGCCATTCTAAAACTGAGCATTGATACGCTATGGTAACTCTTAGCGCATAACAATCTCTTGACGGAGCAAGACCTCTGTGTGTAATAAAACCAGGAAAGAAAATTCCTTTATTTACCTCAGGAGAATAAGATTGTATCTTGTTGTCTATTTGAAAATCAGTTTCTCCGCCCCATTCTGGTTTCCAACTGCTGTTTGCATAATAAACAAAAGTATAATTGTCTTTATCTACTCTGTCTTGATGCCAATCACCATCTTGTCCATATGTCTGTCCGTTGGCAAAAACACGACTGAGTTTACATTTAGCCATTATTCTGATTTGTATTTTTTCGAAAAGTTCAGTAGAAAAGAAAGGATCACTAGTTAGGTCTAAATGCCAAAACTTACGATACGAATTTGGTATTCCAGCATGACCGAATCTCCATCTAGGAACATCTACTTTTTTGTAGATGATCTTAGTTTCTTTGTCAGAAAACACATTATCAAATTCTTCGACAGTGTTTCTCATCTTACGCCTTTTGTTTGGAGGAGACGGCCAGATTCGAACTGGCACCTCAAGGATTTGCAGTCCCGTACATTAACCGTTTTGCTACGTCTCCGAATTTACTTTAAAGTGTTCCACAGCAATTCTTCTTCTTAGTTCGGAAGAACTGAAATTATGATCACGCTTATTAAAATGATATTTCATCTTTGATATTTTATAACCTGTGAATGCTTTACCTCTATACTCTTCACCAAGTATACGTATATTTATAGGAAGCATGTTTAGAATATCAAGCAATTCTGCTTCTGTAGAATACACGATAATCTCATCAACAAACTTGCAGGCTCTTACTTGCAATTGCCTTTCAATCAAACTTTGAACTGGCTTGTTTTTCTCTGGTCTATCAATCGTAGGATCAACTTGTAGTCCAACAATTAACCAATCACATTGCTGCTTTGCTTCTTCTAACATCGCAACATGACCAGCATGAAACAAATCAAACGTAGAACATGTAAATCCAATAATCTTGTTCATAATGTTTTCTCCTAATTGGCTGCCCTTCGTGGATTCGAACCACAATTGCTGGAGTCAGAGGCCAGAGTCCTGCCGTTAGACGAAAGGGCAATGGTACTGCATAGTGGAATCGAACCACTGTAATCGGCTCCACAAACCGATGTTCTACCATTGAACTAATGCAGCGTAGCGGGTGCCAGATTCGAACTGACGATTTCCTGGTTATGAGCCAAGCGAGATGACCGCTTCTCTAACCCGCATTGAATTGGTAGAGCATACGGGAGTCGAACCCGTCTCTCATCCTTGAAAGGGATGTGACCTAACCGATAGTCGAATGCTCCATGGAGAACCCTCTGGGATTCGAACCCAGGACAGACGGATTAAAAGCCCGCTACTCTACCACTGAGTTAAGGGTTCAATTGGCTGGGAGACTAGGATTCGAACCTAGATAGTTGGAATCAAAATCCAACGTCCTGCCGTTAGACGATCTCCCAATAATTGGTGCCTAGTCCGGAACTAGGACTTAAATGGTTGGCCAGTAGAGAATCGAACTCTCATCGGACGCCTATCAAGCGCCTGCTTTACCATTAAGCTACAAGCCAGTGAATTTGGTGGGTGAGATAGGATTCGAACCTACTAAGTACTAGACAGGGGATTTACAGTCCGCCGCAACTCGCCATCGTTGCCGCTCACCCAAACTGAATTGTGCCGTGCAGAACACTATCTCCTGATGTTCTAACGATTCACGGCGTCCCGGAGAGCATCCGCAGCGTCTCAGCGACTTGCTACCTAGCGGTCATGACTCCGCGAACCTCAATACGGTTTTTTCAGTAGCAAATTTTTGGTGGATCCTCGGGGAATCGAACCCCGACCCACGCCGTGCAAAGGCGTTGTGCTCCCATTATCACTAAGGACCCTATTAATAGCTCCTGTCACTATCGCAGTCAGGCAAACGGTTACTTATTTAACGGTCTCTCTTTAATCGGCCGAAGAGAGAAAATCATTCAGTAACACCCTAGTTTATTTCAACCGTAAAGGGCACGTTTCTTGAATTGGCACCAGTGCAAGGATTCGAACCCTGACAAACGGTTTTGGAGACCGCTGTGCTACCGTTACACCACACTGATATTGGCGACCCATTCCCCGACTTTTCGTATGCTGGACTTTCACTCTATTACTTGCCATAGAGATTAACCAGTTCTGTGCCACATTTCATTGGCTGCTACTACTAGCGGATCAAGACAGGTCATAATTACGAATGAGGAAAGAAGCAGCATCAAAACTACGCCTACTGTTTCTTTTACACCAAACACTGGGCACTTTTGGGTGTGCTACATCGCAGTATTCGATAACCTCAATATTGGTCGGAGTACTAGGATTCGAACCCAGGACCCTCTGCTCCCAAAGCAGATGCGCTAGCCAGACTGCGCTATACTCCGTTTAGATAAAACTGTATCTTGTCAAGCGGTACTTTCTGTTCCAGATAACCAATGAATGTATTGCACTGGTGACAGAGAATGCCACGAACTTTACCACTTGTGTGACAATGATCTATGTTGCCACTATTATAACTGCCGCCGTTGAACATTGCAAGTTCTTTTTCACATAAAGCGCATTGTTTGTTTTGGCTTTCGTGAAGTTGCAGCATATCATTTCTTGTCATCTTGTAGCGGAACATGCCATCTTTACAAACTCGGCATTCGTTGCCTCTTAGATTATGTTCCGTACCGCAGTGTTTACAGTTTTTCATAAGATACTCCTTTTGTGAGTATTTATAAAACTGTCGCGCTACACTGACGCGCTAATAAGTTGGAATGTAATGTATTTTTACGCGAGTTGCTGATCGGGGTTTCCATTTTACAGTTGGCCCTACTACCCACACTACATTCCAATTGGCGACCTATGCGAGACTCAAACTCGCTACACCTCTTAGACAGAGAGGTATGATATCCATTCACTAATAGGCCAATTGGTGTGCCAGGTGAGAATTGAACTCACGACATTCGGTTTAAGAGACCGCTACTCTACCACTGAGTTACTGGCGCAAATTATTATCACGGCGAAGATCGGTCACAGTATGCATCCTGCCGACTCGTTACTTTAATCGCACTAATTCTAACGAACCGTGAATTGGCTGGATAGCTTGGATTCGAACCAAGGACATCCTCGTTAACAGCGAGGCGCTCTACCGCTGGAGCTACTATCCAATATTCTATACTTTCAGATATGCACCGACGGTTTCGAAGCCGTCCACCTTGAACGCCCCATACGGAGCGCGGCTGTGACCTACACATGAGCGGTAGCTACTGGCGCCCTGGTGCATATCTGAAAATATAGAACTCTCTTTTCGTCAGCGGTTGAAGTAGATGATGAGATTTTGCAACTCATACTGGATCTCCGATTCGTTCGTCAGAGGAACTACTTAGAATCACCGTTCTACTATTAAACTACATCTACTGATTCATCTTGGCCGAGACTATCAACCACTGACGAAAAGAGAATTATGTGAGGCTACGCCGAATCGTAGTGATCTCACCGATGTTTCGTCATTCGGTACGCTCAGTTTTAAAAAACTAAGAAAAAGGAACTTAACAATGTAAATCAGCGGTGCTGCTTATCCCGCAGCTAGGAAACTCTTTCAATCAACTTACAAACACAATATAGCAGTTCAGAACCAGGAAGTCAACTTTTATTTTTGCATAACTGCTATGTTCTGGACGCATAACTCAAAAAGAAGAACCCCGAAACTTTTGGCTTCGGGGTTCTAAGAAACTAAGTCTATCCGTAAGACTTAAAGCATAGAACCCCTCGCGTCTGCCCATGCTGGGCGACCTTCAAATTGATTATTCGTAATTGGGCAATAATGCGATTTCATTTCCGTTCTTTCTAACTTTGTATTCTATTTATATCACAAGGAAGTCAATTTGTCAAGTGTCCTGTGAAAATATTTTTATATCTCTGACGAAATTTTCGTTAACATCTCTTTCCATACTGTTTCATTTTCTAGAATGAATCCTATGGAAATTCTTTGATTTTTCGTTTGTGCTGAGTGCCAGTAAACTTTATCCCTTTCAGTATCTTGAGAAGAATAATATCCAGCTTTGACATTCCAACCAGGAACATCTTGCATTCTCTGAATTGATTTTGTGTCATAGTCCCAATAACTAAAATTACCATTTCCATCTTGACTGTAAGAAAACAATACATTATAGCCAGGATAGTTGCCGTTATGATGCCATCCGATATAACCATTTTCTGGATATATCATTGAAAGAGCATTTATAGATGGACCTAAAAACTTTTTAACATGATGGACTCTTCTTTCTAGAATTGGAAGAATCTTTAATCCATAGTCCCGCATTTCAAATAACTGCGCGCCTAGAACTGCTCTAGGAAATGCATAGTCTTCTAATTTTTCTTTAAATGCTTCGAATAGATATTCGTCCGAACAAGGATGATAGTCTGGTATCAATTCATCTTTACGTTCTCGGACATGCCACTCTTTCGCAAGATTTTTAACGCTATCATGAAAAAAGACATCTAGTGCAGATGCCAGAAGATTTTCAAGTTCTACATTTTTTAACTGAATGGTTTTCATTAATCATCACAAAAAATAATTTAGTATCTAACTTTTTTGATTCTTTTTTTGTCGCCTAGATTTGCTCTCCCATCATAGGCTTGATCCGCATTTGATCCATTGGCATCGACATAGTGTAAAAACACTTGTGTCTGCCATTTTCCTTTATATTCTTGTCTCCAGTGCCAAAGTTCCATGCCTCTATAAATGACTGCGCCGCCGACATCAATTACTTGTCTATGAATACCTCTGTATCCATCAATCTTAGAAAAGAAAAATGGCCATATCTCAGAGTTTTTATCATGACCTAAAGTCACTGTTGCTGAAATTTCACAACTAGGTCTGTCTTTATGACGAAAAAGAGTTTCGTTGGTTTGATATAATCTTGCGAAGGTATAAGTTGGCAGCAGACGAATTTTTATCATCTTAGATAGTTTAACACGTTTCATTTCTAGAAAACTATCTAAGATGGGATCACCGTAAACTCCAAGAGACATAGGACAATGTTTGTCGGCTTTCATCTTGCCTTGTTCTTTTAGTCGAAACATGTGATCTGTTAGGGCATCACACTCATATTTTTCTACGAAATTTGGAATGTATGTCCAACCATGTTTGGCAAAATGATCTGCTGTGTTTAAACCGTACTCTCTTCTGTCTAGAATATCGTCTAAATCTTCCATTTTACACTCTTTTATTTTTATTTATAAAATGGTGCGAGTGGAGGGACTTGAACCCCCATGCTTTCGCGGTTGATTTTGAGTCAACTGTGTCTACCGTTTCACCACACTCGCTGGTCGGCGTGCTTGGATTCGAACCAAGTCAAGAACACTCATCTAGTGCTAAAGGGATTATAAGGCCCTCCCGTGTACCAACACCCACGCCGTTAAATCTTCTTGATACCGTTTACATAATTCTCTGCGGCATCTTCATGATACAGAAGATTATGTTCTTCATACGATTCAGTAGCAACGATTAAACCATTTTTACCAAACTCAACTTCAAACTTATCTTGAGTCGCATTATAATATACAATGGCCTTCAAGTCAAAGTCTTCTGAATGAAATACTGATACTTGGCTTCTCATGCTATCCTCTTTGTTTTGGTGCGCCCGCTCAGATTCGAACTGAGGATCGGACGGTTATGAGCCGTCAGCATTAACCGCTATGCTACAGGCGCGAGTTGGTGCCCCTTGTCAGATTCGAACTGACCCTTGAAGGATTTTAAGTCCTCTGCCTCTACCGCTGGGCTAAAGGGGCTTTATTTTAGTCCTTGCTTGATCCGTGGATAAATCCCTTACGCGGATCACCCCAATATGTATCTGCGCGGACGCGAACGAACCGTGCGCGAGTATCGGCCGTGTTCTCATTTGGAACAGACAACCAAGGATTCTTGCCAGCCAACCACGCCTTCTGCTTCATTGTCCACTTTACAATAGCAGACCGATCACGCTTGATGGCCTTAGAAATCTGTCGATTTGCTTCACGCTCACCCTTTGAGGTGTAAGCAGATTTAGTCTTTGGTGCGGACATTCACTTTCTCCATTATACTTTAATTGGCGACTCCGGAGGGACTTGAACCCCCAGCATTCAGATTAGAAGTCTGACACTCTATCCAGTTGAGTTACGGAGCCATTGAACTTTATTTATGCTACCTGATCAACAGGAAAGCCTCTGATGTAACAGCCATCAAGAAAACGATGACCAGTCTTGTGTGCATCATCGCTGTCCAGGAAAAACTGTTCCCAGATGCAATCGTCTTCTTCAAAGCAATATAGCATGAAGCCGACGCGGTTGTCAACTACAGAAAAATCTACTTCATATGACCTAACCATTATGCTGCACCTTTGCGAAGCTTAACACCAGTGACTCGTTCCAACGCAATGATAGAAACGGGATACTGAGGATTGCCAGTGTATAGACGAAAAGTATTTTTTGGATCGTATCGCTCACTTTTCACTACCCTTCCACTCTTGATGAGAATGTCATGCCGACAACCATACTTATATTCAGTACGGACATGCAGCAGATCGCCAACGTTCGGTTTCCAATCATTTGTCATCATGGTCAAATCTTAGCAGTTGTCTTGAAGGATGTCAACATCTTTTTTGTCAGACGTTTTCCACGAATATAAGGATATCCGTGCTTGAACTTAATCTTTTCCTGTTTCAGGACACAAGAATAGAGCAGATATAGCGAACGGTCGCGACCATACGCTTCAATTTCCCAAGGCCAGTTCAGATAGTCCTCGAAAGAATTGGTAATCTTGTAGGTCTTGCCCTGCCACTTGGCTGTGATTAGTTCGTGCCGCAACTCGCCCTTTGCATATTGCTTCATATGGACAATCTCATGCGCGAGGCATTGCAGCATCTTGTATCGGGACAGCTTTGAATTGATACCGATTTCAAACATTCGCGGGCGCGGACCATCATCATAAGAAAAACAATGACCCTGTGCATACTTGCCTTGTTTCTCAAAGCAGATATCAACCTGAATATTTTCTAGCAGTCTCTTGCTCATGATATACTGAGTAAAGAAGATTGTAGCAAACTTGATTTCGGCCTTACACATGGCCGAAGTCTTACCGCGAATGTTGATTTTCATTCTATTCCTTTATATCACTATATGACTTGTTCCGTGGCGCCTGTGTATAGTCGCCATTTGCAAACACAACCGTATCGCCTGGTGCAATCTCACGAAAAGCACGGAGATCCCAACCAGGATGAATGAAATCTGGCTGCCCGAACAAACGCACGGCAGTCAGATACCTCTCATCCTTGAAACCGACGAAATGTAGGCAGGTGTTAGTCACTCATTAACTCTCCGTTCATATACATCACATAGAAGCCCCAAGTCATCAGACCGAGACCGATTGCACTCATAACCATCTGGAGTCCAAGTCCAGTCGTGGCCGAAGCGCCGAGAACCATACCGAGCAAAAATCTAAGCATTAGCGAATTTCCCTAAGACGCAACTTAACCCACAGTTCAATTTCCGAAACGTGGTGATTGTATTCATCCAGCGACATATCGGAGTCTGCCTTCATATAGGCTGCGTCAAGCTGATCCATCATACGTTCAGCCTCGCGCTCAATCTGGTCTTCTGACGAATAGTGATTAGACATTAGAGCCATCCTTCCTGATAATTAGCAGCAACATAGTCAATCTTTTCGGGCTGTTCGGCCAGTCGAGCGGCACGTTCCGCTTCCTGTTCGCGGCGATATTCTTCTTCCTGGCGCTGCCACTCTTCCTCGCGCTTGATTTCATTCTCCATCATGCGACCGAGAAGGTCAATCTCACGTTCCAGTTCCTCGTCGGACATGTCCTTGAGGTTGACATGGCGCGGGCGACAACCCGTAACTTCCTTGTACATATCCCAGAACAAGGTTTCGTTTTCGTAACGCTTAAACTCAGCCACAGTCGTGATACCCATCTCGGTCCAGTGAGTCAGATCCTCGACCCAGAGACCAGTCCAGCGGTTGTCGGGATCTTCGGCGATCCATGCCAGCTTTTCAGCATTAAGGGCAGCCAGGTGTTGGGCAAGAGTATTGGTCATTAGATCATTACCTTTTCTTCAATCTTGTAGGACTTTTGTTCTTCATTAAAGTCCATCAAAAACCACATTTCATCTTCGGCATTCTTGAGAGTAGCATAGACACCCTGCACACAGACATTTTCCGTGCTGAGGTCTTTTTCAAGAAGAATGTAAACTTTTTCCATCGTCTGTCTCATACTCATAATATAGTGTCGGTCGATCAGATTATCAAGAGCAGCAAACGCAACCCTGCTATGCGCGGAACGCATGTCTGTCTGATAGTCATTGGATCGTCTCATACACTATAGATGGGGATGGCAAGTCGGTTTTTCAAGGGTTCCTTTTGCATACCTGCTATGCATCCAGAGCATGGGCTAAGTGCTTGATTTGTCGTTCGGCTAAGTGATTGATTTTATTGAGGTCGGTCCAGACGCAGGAGGAGAGGGCTGGTGCGGGTAGATCCAGCCAGATATATCCATACTACCCGCTGGCCAGTCGCTTTTCCAGCCCATTCCTACCGAGTTTTAAGCAGAAATGAAGTCGGAGAAGTCGGCGTTGACATTCCGTGCGAATACAACTTCCCGTAGTACAAACGTCGGAGTGAATCCGTCGAAGGCACCGCCCGATTCCAGAAAATTAGCATAGTCTAATGCGTCTTCCTCGAACTCAAAAGCCTTAATCAGTTGCTCGGTCTTGTTTTCCATAACGCACCAGATGTAATCAGAGTTGACTTCAAGTGGCAGAACGTAGTAGTTATCCATTCTTTTTCTCCAGATAGCAGGTGCAGGCTTCAAATTCAAATTCACAAGTTTCGTCTATCGGCATAAAGTCCCACTCAGGACAATAGTGTCGTTTTTCTCCAGTCAATATCTGTCCATAAAATAACATACACTCTTTTGCCCATATAATCTCAAAGTCTTCGTCGGTCATTTCTTTGGGATCATCCGTGCTTACTTCTTTGAACTTCTGCCTTAGTTCTATCTTATCACTTGTCATGTCACACCTTTAGACTTTTGAACTTGTCTCTTGGATTGTTATTTGTCTGCGGAACTTGACCGCTATCAACAATATCTATCTGAGCAGATTGTTCTACATCATACAACTTCATCTTTGCTTTGTCGATACCGATAACAAATCTCTTGTTCTGAGTCGGATCAGAGTATCGGTTCTTCAACTGCTTTACCATTATCTGATTTAGTTCTTGCAGTTGCTCAGTCGAAATCAAGGCTGCCATAAAGTCAGCCGTAGCAGGAAGACCAAACGATTCGGAAGTATCTTCAAGACCAACATCTGAACTTGTAAAGCCAGTTCTGTTTGTCTGAGTGGCCGAAACAACGGGCACCTCAAACTCTACAGCAAGACCACGCAACTCTTCTGCGATAGACTTGATGTATGTGTAACTGTTTACATTACCGCCAGGCTTGATGCGAGAAGATGCACAGATGTTTAGATAGTCAACAAAGATGATATCTGGCTTGAATGACTTCTTCAAGTGCAACTCATTCAGCAATGCCTTGAAATGCAAAGTGGATGCTGCTGCGGTTGGATATTCCTTGACGATAAGTTTTCCTTGTGCCTTGTTCTTGAGAACAGAAGCCTTCTTCAAATACAAATCACGAGGAAGTTGAAGCAAGTCATCAATCGTAATGTTCATGAGATTTGCGTCAATACGCTTTGCAACTTCTTCTTCGGCCAATTCAAGAGTGATATACAACACATTCTTGCCTTGAGCCAAACAAGCGGCAGCAATGTGACACATGGTCAAAGACTTACCAACACCAGTGCCAGCCAAAAAGATGTTGAGTGTCTTACGGCTGAAACCATTCTTGGTAATCTTGTTGAAGAAATCTAGATCAAAAGGAATCTTGTGTTCGACACGATGATAGTATTCGAATCGCTCTTCAAAGTCTTCAAGATAATCGTGACCAACATTTGGATCAAAAGTGACAGCAAGTGCTTGTGTCAATAGGTCAGGGATGGCACCCTTTGTGAGAGTGCCACCTTTGTTGTTCATGATTTCGATAGACTGCATGATTGCATTATAGATTGCTTTCTCTTGACAGAACTTTTCGGTGCTATCAA